CAACTGGTAAGGGATTAGAAAATATGGAAATCCCCGAAAAAATGAGAGCACCAGTATTTGAAGGTGGTAAAACAGTTCGCATTTTAATGAACGAAAAATACGGATTTCCTCATGGTATTCAACTCACCGCAGGTATTGCAAATCACAAACCACAATTGATAGGTAAGCCAAGCGACGTTCAAAAAATAGAAATTCCAGATGATGACATTATAATTGAAGTTAGTGGTGAAATTCTCTGGAGAGCATCTGAAGATGGATTTCCAGATACACAACGTGGGCCTGAATGGGTTACAGAGATACTAAATAAAGCAATAGGCACTGAAGAACCTGAAGAAGAGGTAATTGAGCCTGAAGATCAACAAGTTATCAATTAGGAGAACACAATGGCTGAGGAAAAGGATTTAGAAGAAGAAATTGAAGAAGAAGAGGACGAGGTAGAACCTTGGCCGGAAGAAGATGAGGATGAAGAAGTCGATGATGAAGACGACGAAGATGAAGATGAAGATGAGGATGATGAAGAGGATGGTGATGAAGAAGGCGGAGTTGCTGATGGAGATGGTATCGAAGAAGATGCTGAAGAACATCTTTCAAGAGAGGAATTTGATGAGCAAGTTCTAAGCCCTGAAGGTATTAGACCAATGTCACAACGTGGTATTGAAATGTGGGAAGAATATAATAATCAATTCTGATTTGAAAGGAAATTATGTTACCATTATTATTATTTAATGTTATTTCAAGTCTTGTCGTAGACAAAGCAACAGATTTAGCAATAGAGCATGTGGAAAGTATGATAGATGATTTACTTCCAGATGCTGCAAAAAAAGAATTAGACAAAGCTATAAAATCTGACCCCACACACCAATTCACAAATGCTAAAGATGCATTGATGGGTGCTGTTGAAGGAAAATTACCCATAATTAAAGCTGATGGGACACTCAAACCAATTGAAATGACATTCACACTTAAATATGATCCTACTACTGGATCAGTTGATATTGATAAATCTTAGGAAGGATTATTATGGCAGTCAAGATACCATCTTATAATGGACACCTGACAAAAAACTTTGGGTATCAAGAAATGATAAAAAGTTCTACAGCCGACCGTTTAGGTATATCAAATGATGCATCAAGAGAACACGTTATCAATTTAACTAATCTCTGTAATTTTATTTTACAACCAGTAAGAGAAGAATTTGGAGTTATTCGTATCAACAGCGGATATCGTTCTCCAGCATTGAACAAGGCAGTAGGTGGTTCAGCAACAAGTCAGCATTGTAATGGGCAGGCTGCAGACTTTGAATCAACAAGAATTTCTAATCCAGACCTTGCAAAATGGATAGAGAAAAATTTAATATTTGACCAACTCATTCTAGAATTTTATGATGGAGTTGATCCAAATAGCGGATGGGTACATTGTTCTTATGTTCTTGATGGGAGCAACCGCAGTAAAACAATGACGGCTCTTAGAGTCAATGGGAAGACCCAATATAAGACAGGACTTCTCACATAGGAGAAGATGTGAAAAAAGTAAGAAATTTTCTAATAGGTATCATTCTCAAAATATATCTTCAGTTTCTATTCCTTATTGGAGCCTTTTCCGGCCCAATTCAAGGGGTTGACAATCAGATCAAATGGTGTTATAATACATTTGACAACTTAGAAATCCCTTATCAAAAATATTATTAATGTTTTATACCAATGTACAACCTTTTGGCGACAATATCGCAATAAGGGGAGTGGACGATCATGGGAAGTCTTTTCAAACAAAGATTCCTTATAAACCTACCCTGTATGTCCATTCTCAAAATCCCTCCAATTGGAGAACCTTAAACGGTAAGAAAGTTTCTCCTGTCAAATGGGGTTCCATGAAAGAATCCTATCAAGCAATTAAGGACTATGCCGGAGATGTGTTTGGTATAGATCAATTTCAATATGCTTTCATTGCTGATCAATATCCTGGTATGATCAATTATGATGTTTCAAAACTGAGAACTGCATATATTGATATTGAAGTAGCTTCTGAACATGGATTTCCTGATGCTCAAAGTGCTAATGAAGAAGTTCTTGCTATTTCTATAAAAGTTGATAATGATTTCAAAGTTTTTGCTTGTGGAGATTATAACCCTACACCAGATGTAAGGTACATTAAGTGTACTGATGAAAAAGATTTATTGTCAGAGTTTATTAAGGATTGGTCTAATGATTATCCAAATATAATAACTGGATGGAACATCCGCTTTTTTGATATTCCATATCTTGTTAATAGAATCTCTAAGATTCTTGGTGAAAAGATAGCAAAGAAACTTTCACCTTGGGGCTGGTATAAAGAAAGCAGTATTACAGGAATCGGAGGAAGAAGACAGCAAGTATATGAGTTAGTAGGAGTTTCTGCTCTTGATTATATGGAAGCATATAAAAAGTTTACATACGTAAATCAAGAATCATATTCATTGAATCACATTGCTTATGTGGAATTGGAAGAAAGAAAACTAGACTATTCTGAAGTAGATTCATTACATGAACTTTATAGAACAGATTTTCAGAAGTATATTGATTATAATGTACATGATGTTGTTTTAGTTGAAAATCTTGAAAAGAAAATGAAACTTCTAGAGATGATAATATCTCTGGCATATTTGGCAAAGTGTAATTTTAATGATGTGTTTAGTCCAGTAAGAATGTGGGATTGTATTTGTTACAATCATTTGAGAGATAACAATATTGTAATCCCCCCAAAAAAGCGTGAAGAGAAGAGTGATACATATGAAGGTGCTTATGTAAAAGAACCACAATTAGGTCGACATAAATGGGTTTGTAGTTTTGATTTGAATTCTCTGTATCCCCATCTTATTATGCAATATAATATTTCACCAGAAACCTTGTTAGGAACTCATGAGGAAACTGGATTAGTAGAATCAATGCTTAATGAAGAATTTGATACTACTTTTCTCAAAGAAAAAAATATTACAATGACTCCAAATGGTTCATTGTATACTAGAAAACATAAAGGATTTTTTCCTTCTCTTATGGAAAAAATGTATGATGACAGGGTTAAATATAAAAAATTATTGATTGATGAACAGAAAAAGGGAAGAGCAGCAGATAAAAATAAATTATCTCAATATTACAACCTTCAAGTTAATCTCAAGATTGCTCTTAATTCAGCTTATGGTGCTTTGGGAAATCAATGGTTTCGTTTTTATGATGTGAGGAATGCTGAGGCTGTGTCTGTTGCGGGTCAACTTTCTATTAAGTGGGCTGAAAAGGCAGTCAACAAATACATGAATAAACTTTTAGAAACTGAAGGTATTGATTATGTGTTAGCATCTGATACAGATTCTTTGTATGTGACTCTTGATCCTTTGGTTGAAAAGGTAGGATTAAAAGATACAGAAAAGATTATTAAATTCATGGATAGTGTTTGTGATGGAAAATTACAAAATGTAATTGATAATTGTTACAATAAAATGGCAGAGTATGTAAATGCTTTCCAACAAAAGATGGTAATGAAAAGAGAAGTTCTTGCTGATGTTGGAATTTGGGTTGCTAAAAAACACTATGTTCTGAATGTTCATAATTCAGAGGGTGTTCAGTATGAGGAACCTAAACTGAAGATTATGGGGATTGAAGCAGTTAAGAGTTCTACTCCAGAACCATGTAGAAATGCTCTCAAGAAAGCATTTAAACTTATCATGAATGGAACTGAAGATGATGTGATAGATTTTATAGAAGAGTTTAGAAGCATGTTCAAGAAACTTCCAGCTGAAGATGTGTTTTTTCCACGTTCAGTTAAGGGTCTTGCAAAATATTCTGATGGTGCGACTATCTATAGAAAGTCAACCCCACTTCATGTAAAGGGGGCTTTGATATATAATAAGTTACTTCAAATTAGGCGTTTGACAAAGAAGTATCCAAAGATTCAAGAAGGTGAAAAGATTAAGTATGCTTATTTGACTGAACCCAATCCTACTGGTGATAGAGTTATTGCGGTGCTGAATACTCTTCCAAAGGAATTTGAATTACATGAATATATTAATTATGAACTACAATTTGAAAAATCATTTCTTAATCCAATAAGAGGCATACTTGAAATCATTGGTTGGAAGTATGAAAAAGGAAATGATCTTACGGAATTCTTTACATAATAGGAGAAAATAAATGGCAGATTATTTTGATGAATTGATAGGTATAACAGGAAATCCATATGCATCTAAAGTTTCAGATGGAATGTTAGGAAGTGTAAATGAACATATTGATACAGGATCTTATATACTTAATGCACTTCTTTCAGGAAGTTTATATAAGGGTTTACCGTCAAATAAAATTACTGCGTTTGCGGGTGAGTCGGCGACTGGTAAGACCTTTTTTATACTTGGGCTTGTCAAGCAATTTCTTACTGATAATCCTACTGGTGGTGTTTTGTATTTTGAGTCTGAATCTGCTCTTACTCCTGAAATGATTGAGGAAAGAGATATTGATACTAAAAGATTTATTCAATTACCAGTTGCTACTATACAAGAATTTGCCCAACAAGCATCAAAAGTAGTAGATAAACATATTGAATCTAGTGGTGCTCCTCTTTTACTTTGTTTAGATAGTTTAGGAATGTTATCAACTGATAAAGAAGTTGAAGATATTACTGATGGTGCAAACAAAGTAGATATGACTAAAGCACGAATTGTAAAGGGTACTTTCCGTGTTTTGACTCTTAAACTTGCTAAGGCTGGTATTCCTTTACTTGTTACAAATCATACATACAAACAGATTGGAACAATGTTTCCACAAGACATAATGGGCGGAGGTTCTGGACTTCAGTATGCTGCTTCAACTATTATATTCTTGTCGAGAAGAAAAGAAAAAATAGGAACTGATGTTATTGGAAATATAATACATTGTAAAACCTTCAAGTCGAGACTCACTAAAGAAAATAAAAAGGTAGATGTTCTTCTAACGTATGATGAGGGGTTAAGTCGATATTATGGACTACTTGAATTAGCAGAAGAAGCAGGAATATTCAAAAAGGTTGCTACACGATATGAACTTTCAGATGGTTCAAAATTATTTGGAAAACAAATCCTCAAAGATCCAGAGAAATATTTTACAGAGGATATAATGATAGATCTTGATAGTTATTGTCAAGAACAATTTACATATGGGAAGGGGGATAATGCCGAACTTAGCACCGGTGAATCGACCGAAGAAGAAACTGAAGAATAATTGGTTTAGAGTTGTTCCAAATCCTATTGACCCAAATGACGAAGGAATGTGTATCCAAATTATAGAGGGGCCATTCATTCATGTTTCT